TGGGCTAAGGCTTTACGTCAATGTATTGCCTTGCTCTACTCAGGTGAGATTCCTAAGTTCGATGTGTCTAAGGTTCGTCCTGCTGGCGCTCGTCTGAAGGTGTTTGGTGGACGTGCTAGTGGCCCGGAACCCCTGAAGGAACTCTTTGTCTTTGTCAGCAACATCTTCAAGAATGCTGCTGGACGTAAGCTCAACAGCCTTGAATGCCATGACATCATGTGTAAGATTGGTGAGGTTGTGGTTGTTGGTGGTGTCAGACGCAGTGCTATGATTAGCTTGTCTAACCTATCAGATGATCGTATGCGTCATGCTAAGAGTGGTGCATGGTGGGAGAAGAATGGACAACGTGCCTTGGCTAACAACAGTGCTTGCTATACAGAGCGTCCTGACATGGGCATCTTCATGCAAGAGTGGACTAGCCTGTACGAGAGTAAGAGTGGTGAACGTGGTGTGTTCAATCGTGAAGCAGCAAAAAACATTGTAAAGAAAAATGGCAGACGAAATCCTGACTTTGACTTCGGAACTAATCCGTGTTCTGAAATTATTCTACGACCATATCAGTTCTGTAACCTTTCCGAAATTGTGGTACGTTCTGATGATACTATAGACAGCTTGAAACGTAAGGCACGTTTAGCTACAATCTTAGGTACATTCCAGAGCACACTAACCCACTTCCCATACCTACGTAAGGTGTGGCAGAAGAACACAGAGGAAGAGCGTCTGTTGGGTGTGTCGATGACAGGCATCATGGACAATGCACGTTTGAACAATCCTGACGATATGGGTGTTGGTATTCTCTTGAGTCAGATTAAGACTGTCTGCATTGCAACAAACCAGCTATTGGCTGAGCAACTTGGTATCCCTCAGTCGGCAGCTATCACCTGTGTTAAGCCTTCAGGTACTGTTAGTCAACTTACTGATAGTGCTTCAGGTATACATGCTCGTCATGCTGCTTACTACTATCGCCGTGTACGTGCAGACATTAAAGACCCTCTGACACAGCACTTGATAGAAGCAGGAGTTGAAGCAGAGCCTTGTGTGATGAAGCCTGATCAGACTATGGTGTTCACCTTCCCCAAGAAAGCACCAGAGGGAGCCTTGTTGCGTGATGGTTTAACAGCCCTTGAGCACCTACGCTTATGGCTTGTCTTCCAGCGTCACTGGTGTGAGCACAAGCCCTCTGTCACCATCTCAGTTAAGGAACATGAGTGGATGGCAGTTGGTGCTTTTGTTTGGGAGCACTTCGATGAGATGAGTGGTGTGTCTTTCTTGCCCTATGATGGCGGCTCGTATAGACAAGCACCCTATGAAGATTGCACTAAATTGCAATACGATGCTTTACTGGCTGTCACTCCTCAAGAGATTGATTGGGACAGCTTAGTTGAAGTAGAAGATAATGTTGAAGGTACACAGATGCTTGCATGTGTGTCTGGTGTTTGTGAAATCTAAGGAGCTATTATGATATTATTACGATTCCGTCATGGCATTGGCTTGGACATTGAGTACAACGAAGACATCTGTCACATCTTAACTGATGGACAGACAGAAGATGTTGTAGCCTTTGCTGGTGTGATTATTAAAGCACCATTCATTACTCTTTATCTAGGAGAGTTCTACGATCTAGAGGATGTACCTGTAAAGGTATAACAAAAAAGGGGACTATGAAGTCCCCTTTCTTTTTGGTAACTAGCAAGTTACTTCAATGGTACTTTTCCTTGCAAGCCCTTGCTTATTAGATATTCATTATAAAAGTCTGCTGCAAACTTAGGGTCTTTCTTATAAAGCTCACCTGTTAGTTGTCTAGCAGCAGCACTCCTACTCTTTTCCAATATTGTTTTAACATACTGCTCCTTTTGGAAAGCATCAATCTTTTCCCATTTAGGGTTGTTCATGACCTTCTCTAAGCCAGCAGAGAAGTAACCACCAGCCAGTTGTCCATAGCGTGAGAGCTGCTCTGATGAAAGCTCAACCCTACCGACCTTCTTACCAATACCTTTGATGTCTACATCAACCTCATTCAAACGCTTCTGTAGTTCTGTTGGTGTGAACACCTTAACACCAGCAAGCACCTCACTAACGCTTGTCTTGATGGGTTGTCCCATGTTGTCGTAGCGTACAGGGAGAGTGTCTCGTAGGCCGGGAACACGTCCCATAATCTTGTCACTAAAGCCTACCACTTGTCGCTCATAGGGATCAAAGCCTCGTGCAACGGCAGCCACACCAGCAGGAATGGCAGTGGTTGAATATGATTCTATGAAGGCATCTCCATAACGATCTGGATGTAACATAGCAGATATTGCTTTAGCAAGCCCCTCAACAAAAGACTTATTTAATACGTTATCAGCTACACTTTGTGTAGTAGCCACAACAAAGTGTTTTAATATTTCATATTCTGTTTCTTTATTCCACTTAGGGTCTTGCTTGTATTGATTATAAGTTTGGTGCATATCAGCAACGATACCAAACAAGCTTGCTAATGGTTCAATACGAGCATAGCTGTACCAAGAGTCTCCAATCTTCATAGAATACTTAGGTAAGTCTCCCTTTGGATTGCTGCCTGTAATGGCTCCTTCTTCAACCAAAGAGTTAACATACATGGTTGCAGCCATGCCTAGCATTTGCTTAGCAATGAGGCGCTCTCTTTGTACAGGCTGAAATGCTGCCCATCCAAACTTCCCTGTTCCCTTACCTACAAGTGGATCAATAACTTCCTTACGTGCAAAGACTCCAATGCCGGGCATGTAAGCTGCACCTTCTTTAAGAATGTTGTATGGAGTTTTAACAAAAGGAATAAGCAAAGCACCAAGCAATGGATTCTTAGCCCTCTGTTCTTGTACTATCTTAGCAAGACCACCAAGGTTTTCTTGAAACACTTTCTCTTTGGCAAAGTTAGCAATCTCTGTAGTTCCCTTAACACCAAAAGTGCTACGCATTAATTCATTCCAGTTATCTGGATTCATGCGGTTTTCTGTTGCCTTAGCATATGCCTCTTCTTTAGACACACCCAACTTTGCAGCCAAGAGGTCAGCATCTCTGTAAGCTTTAGCATTGAACTCCATCCTACGCAGAGTTGCCTTCCAGAATTCATCAATAGCTACACCAGCCTTAGAACCAACTCTTAATATCTTTCCTACAGTTCCAGGAATTGCTTGTGTTGCTTGGTCATACAACACTTCCTTAAGAGCTTCGCCTCTGACATCATCAAAGCCATATTTAACTTGAGCATCTTTAAACTCTTTGGCTGTCATACCAAAGGAGGCAGCATCAATCTTTAAATCAAGGGGCTTGCCTGTAACCCAACCAGCCCTAGCAAAGTCCATACCTTCACCAAAACCTTGGAGAACTCCCTTGAGCATAACAAGGCCTTCTCCCATCCTACGTTGGTCAGCTTTGTTAGCTGTAAACTTACCAACAATAGCTTCCATCTCTCTTAATAAAGGAGTGAAGAGCACCTGTGTTGCACCAGACATGGTGTTAGTTGAGATATTTGTAGGGGCTGTTAAGTAACCATTGATAACATACTCAGCAGTCATTGCTCTGATCTTTTTAAAGCCAGCCCCTTCTTTGATGACACGGCCTGTCATTTCACTCTTCAAAGCATTAGCTTCCGCTTGGGATAACTGACCATTCTTTACAATGTCATCAACAAGCTTGTGCATGTCAGCCATCTCAAGGATGTTTAACGTACACTTTGGATCAAATTTACCAGCCATAATATTCCTTATTGACAATCAACACCGGGTTGAAACAATCCTTTAACTTCTTTGCCAGCCTCAAACTCTGCTCGTGCAAGCTTGAAAGCATTGAGGGTGTCAGAAGCTTTTGTTCTTTGTCCCTGAAAAATACCAAGAACACCAATAGGTAGTTGGCTTCTGTATGTCAATGTTTGTAGAGCAGCGTCAGTGAGTTCCCCTGCATCACGCAAGCGATTAATCTCAGATAGATTAGCAGACAGCGTGGCTCTAGCTTCTTCGTAGACAGGACGGAAGGCTTCAACCTCAGCCCTGTTCCAACTCTTGTCTATGTTGGGGAATGTGCCATCATCATTCTGTTTGAACACCCAATCTTCTATTGAGCCTTCTTCTCTTACCATCCTAGCAGCAGCTTTAGCACCAGCCTTCTGTGTTCCTTCAAGGCTACCACCAAACTCACCACGTCCACGTAGCTGTCTACCTTTAGCACCAAGGACACCAACAGCTTTGGAAAACAAATCATTCCATTGCTCATTAGCTGATGGGGGTTCTACGTTAGCTCCACGCTTTTGTCCACCAGTGAGCAGCTTCTCTGCATTGGTAGCAAAAGGAACACTCTCAGCATACACCAGTTCTCTTGGAGTTGCAGCAGCGCCACCACTCTGGAATCCTCTGATAGCTTGCTCAGGAGTTGTAGGAGTACCAGCATCAATACGAGCTTGAGCAGCAGCAACCTCGTCTGACCTGCCTGATGCTACAATAGCCTCATCTACATTCTTAAAGCCATTATCATCTAGCACCTTTTGAAGGCTGGCTAGTTGTTGTGTTTGAGCAGCAGTTAGAGGGGTTGCTTGAACCACAGGTGCTCTAGGTGCTTCAATAGGCGTAGGCTCTGCTCTACCTGTACGCTCCATCACCTGTTGCACACGTGCATCACGAGCAGCCATCTGCTGTGGTGTGGCTCCTTGTCTTGTCTCCACTTGTATGGGGAACTCTCTAGCAGGAGGAGCAATCATTCCTTTGAGTTGTGCCACCTCAGCCTTCTTAGCCTCAATCTGCTTAACTAAGTATTGCTGAGCTGTTCCTTGTTTGGCAGCTTCAACAATCTGCTGTTTGATAACAGGGACTTCTTCAGGAGTTGCTCTCTTGAATAAAGCAGCCACTTGTTTAGCAGGGGCTTCTGGTGTAGGAGCAACAAGACCAAACTTAGCAGGGAGGTCTGCTCCCTCTGGAGCCTTGAACAGAGCAGCCACTTGCTTCTCTGTTGGCACTTTGGTTGGGTCTTTCAACCCAAGGAAGTCACCAACCTCTTTCTCTGGTTGTTGTCTCTGCACATTGGCAAGGTCTGTTTCAAACTTGGCAATCTCAGTTTCTGTCTTAGCAATACGTTCTTCAACAAGCTTTGTTTGTACAGGGTCAAGCTCACGCATTACAGGAGCTGCTGTTGTTCCTTCAGCTTCTGCTTTACGAATATAAGCAGGAGTGTCATAGGCTGCTTCTCTGCTTGGGGGATTGTCAATGACCTTAGCCACATCATCAATGGCAGCTTTGGTTGTATCTGCATCTGCTGCTTTGATGGCTCTCTTCTCAAGGAAGTTAATAACTCCCTCACTTGCCTTGCCTAAGCCAGCACCAAAGACAGTACCAACAGCAGTGCCAGCTACTGTGTTTAATAGTCTACTTTCTTCTGCTGTGAGGACAGGCTCTAAGAAGCCACCAAGAGCTCCTTGTGCTGCTCCTTGTTTAGCCATAGTGCCAGTGAGGGTTGCAGCCTTCAAGCCCTTAAGCATAAAGGCAGGGGCTGTAATGGGGTCAGCAAAGGCTCCAGCAAACTCACCAACCATGCCAGCAACAGGCGCATTAGCAGAAGCAATCTGTGCTGCTGAACGCTCAGCTAAAGCTCTGTCTGTATCAAGACCACCAAAGAGTCCTGCAATACCTTTGATACTGCTACCACCAGCTTGGATGAAACGCTGCATGGCTCCAGTAAAGGCTGTCTCTCCCATCAAATGAGAGATGATCTGGTCATCTTTGTAGCCTTCTTGTCTAGCGCCGCCAATGTTAAATCCCTTACGGCTTGCTAGTTCATCAGCAATTTGTGCAGGGGTATAGCCTTCTTGTAAAGCTCCAACTAAGTTGAAACGACTAGAGGGTTCTACACCAGAGGCTCCAATGGAGCCCATCACCTGTTCTTCAGGACTTAGGAATGTTGCCATTAGAAAGAGCTCAAAGGTTTCTGAGTAGCTTTAGAAGCAGCAGTAGGAGGTACTGCTATAGAGGGAACCATGCTACTAAAGAAACTTCTAGGGGCAGCAGGAGCAGCACTAACAGAAGCAGCAGGGGCAGCAACAGGAGCAGTGGGAACAACAGGCGCTTCTTTAAGACCCTGTGCTATCATTGCTTCTTCTCTGTTGTTATATTCATTACCATCGCTACCTAATATCTTTCCTTGTTTATTCATCTTACCAATGTATTGTCTTTGTCCCATAACATCTGGATCAGTGAAAAGAGTTTGAGTATAACTATCTTGTTTTGCTCTTGCATTTGATGCAGCAGTTGAAGCCTTGCTTGAAGCTATTGAAGCTTCATAGCTCTTCATCTTAAGCTCATGTTCTGCTTTCTCATTAGCAATCTTAGCAGCTTCATTGTTGATTGCCAGAGTTGCCTGTGCAAGACGTGCTCTCAAATCCCTTGCTTCTGTGTCTGTTAGTGGCTTACCAGTTTGAGGGTTAACTCCCTTAGTCAAAGCCTCTAGAGTGATGGCATACTCACCCATAGCACCATTAAGATCTCGTTCAGCTTTCTGAATAGCCAGCCCTTTAGCTTGCACATCAAGAGGATACAACGCCATACGTTGTTTGTATTCTGCTTCTGCTTGTTTAGCAGCAATAACTCTACGTTCTTCTTCTAAGACATTACGTTGCTCAGCAGATACAGCACGTCCTTCTCCTGACACAGCACGAGCTTCTTGGCTTGTTGCCAATGTCATAGCCTGTTCATCACGCTTAGCAGTACGAGCACGTTCTGTTGCAGCCATAGCATCTTGTGTAAGACCACGAGAAGCTAAGCCCTTGGCTAGGTTGCTATACATGTCAGCATCTGTGCCACCCATACGAGTGGCTTCTGCCATTGCTTCGTTTACCCCTTGGATACGAACCTCATCAGGAGCCTTACCACCTAACAAGCGTCCACCAGCATAGCCAATACCAGCGCCAGCGTTAGCTCCCAATGCTGATAGTTGTTGCAACAAACTGAGGTTGTTCATCTGACCCGGAGAGGTTAACAAACCCTCGTAGTATTGTTGACCAGCTTGTGCTGCTGTTGGTAAATTAAAGAGTCCTTCAACTGTTGTTGCCATTTTTATTGACCTCCACGATTACCAAAGGGACTTGGATTATATGTATTTTGATTTGAGTAATAAGAACTATTCATTTGTGGTTGTTGTTGCTGTGGCTGCTGTGTAAACATACCACTGAAGGCATTACCAGCACCCATCACTCCTCTTGCCACACCTAAATTACCAGCAAGATTGTATTGAGTGGCAGCGTTGCTTCCTGCTAACATAGCATCTGCTCCTGCTCTTCCTCCTTGCAACAAAGCCTGAGCTTGTTGTCCTTGAGATACAGAAGCCTTATTACCAATGTCAGCACCCATAGTCATTGGAGACATACCAAGTTGTTCCACACCAGCGCCAGCAGTGAACAAGCCTGTACCACGAGCAATGAGTTTATCAATTAAGTTTTGACCATAGGTTGTACTCTCGTTAGCAATCTGTGTATTAGAAAGTTCACGTGCTCGCATACGTGCAAAGTCATCTGGGTTTAACATACCAGAAACATCCCCTGCACCACCATAGCCAGCAGAAACACCAAGACCAATACGCCCTGTACGTAAGGCGTTCTCACGTGCCATGATGTCTTCTTGTGTCCTACCCGGAGCAAGCAAGCCCATCTGCTGTTGGTAATACTGACGAGCTTGATCTTCAGGAGTACCAATGCCTCCCATTGTTTGTTCTGCTTGCCCATAGAGAACATCTCTAAAGGAAGCTAAACGAGGATCAATGTCATAGCCAGCAGTGCTCTTCTCTGTATCAAAGAAGCCTCTACCAAAGCCAGAGGTTACACTATATGGTCTAAACTTAGCAGCATCAGCAGCTATACGTGCTGCTTCTAAGTTGGCTGCATTAGCCTCTCGACCAGCGGCACGAGAAGCATTTGCTGCATCTTCAGCAGCACTTTGCCCCATCATACCACCTATAATACTACTTCCTGCTATTGCTGCTGGCATCATCCACGGCATACTATACTCCTTTAATTAAAACTTCATCCACCTTAGATGAATCTTTTTCATCAGTGGCATGAATACAATACCATACAACATTGGTGATAGCTTCAACGCTATGATATTCACCAGCTTTAATTTCAATACACGCAGGAGCATGTACTATTTTCATTCCATCATTACTTGTTACTACAACACTTCCTTGTGCAAGAATAGAGAGATGTGCATAGCTATGCTTATGTTGTACAAGCTCTGTATTTGCAGGAATAAATGTTTCCTTGGCATATAAGCCATCACTAAAATGATGAACTATTGCTGGCATCATGCTGTACGTTTCCACATATAGACAGTGATGTATGGTTGGTAGTTGGCATTGGTTCCTGAAGAACCAGCAGAGGCATTAGTTACTGATATGCCTGTTGTTGCACTTACAGTGTTATATCCTGATGCTATATTACCTAATGGAACTTGACTACCGCCGCCGGGACATAAACCACCATTGCCGTTTTGTTGGTGAACGTGTCCGGGGTCTGTAACTGTAGCCGTGTGAGTGTGACTAACTGTAATTGCATCTGCACTACCACCAGTTTCTTCAGCAGTGTCAAACAAAGCATTGGCAGAATTAAAGCCCACCATAACACGACCAGCAGCAAAGGCTGACCATGTACCAAAGCCTAATAATGTTGCAGGGTTTACAGCACTAGTAGCATTAGTATATATAGAACCTATGGGGTATAACAAAGAAATGGCAGCTTGAACAAAGGCTGTTGAAGCTGCTTGTGTAGTATTACTTCCTGCTGAAGCTGTAGGAACTGTAGGAGTTCCTGAAAACTCAGGGCTTGCTAAGTTTGCTTTAGTTGCAATGGCTACAGAGATGGCATCAAACTCATCATCAAGTTCTGTTCCTTTGATACGCTTTAAAGCATCACCAGTTGTCAGGTTGTCTTTTGTATCATACGCCGTTAATTTTGTGTAATTACTCATATTAGTAAGTCTTCCCTTGCTTAATAAATATATCCATCTTCTGTACACTTAGAGGAGAACCAGACACTTCAGCCTCAAAGCCCATTTGAATAATCTTTCCTTGACCACCAACAGCAACAGAAACATCATCAATAACAACACCTGATGAGTATTCTGCTATGTTATATTCACCTATGTTATATTCTGCATATGCTCCTGTTTCCATAAGAACAGGGTAGCTGTTATACTTGTTTGAATAATCAAAACCAATCTTAGCAACAAAGCGTTGACCACCACCACCAATTAATACAAAGCCAAGCTTCTTTATAATCTTATTAGTTGTTGGTTGATCAAAGTCAAAGTAGTTTGTATAATAAGTGAATGTATATTTCAAGCCATTATCTTGGTAGCCAGTGTATTCACCAATCCCTGCTGGCTTTCCTATGTATAAAGAGCCATCCCTATTAGCAGAGAAAGCATAGCCAGCATAGGAGTTCCATGTTGTCACACGAGAAGCACCATCTGGCAGGGCTTGTTTTAAATCAAAGCAATAGACAATAGGAGAAGCTGTTGAAGGAAAGCTTAATAGATAGAAACCAAACTTCTCTGAGTAACAACTCTTAATAAGTTTAGCTTCTGTGTTTGCTATGGCATCAAATAAATCATCTCGTATGTTCTTAGAGATGTCACGCATTGGCATACTCTTCTCTTGAATGGTACGTCCAAGACTACGAACACCTGAAGCACTTAAGAACAACAAGTCATTACCTGTCTTCTGTACGCTGTCTCTAGCAATACAGCCAATTCCTGGAATTACATCAGAGATTGTCATTGCTGTTGCTGGTGTTTCAGCACCGCTTAGAATGACAATGTTTTGTTTACAGAAGATAACTAAGAAACCATTATGTGCAGCAAGGGCTACAATTTCATCTGTGTTATTAGGAAGCTTAGAAGCTATGTTAATACTACCAGAGGTACGAGCACCACCAGTGTTAAATGTAGGGAAATGAGTATCAGCAATATCTGTAGACCAGAACACTGTAGTTGGAGAGGCTGTACTTCCTGCCACCCAAAAGCGACCATAAGCAGCTAAGCAAGTATTAGGGGCATTGCTTGTACCAGTACCAAACACTGGAGAAGTATAATCACCACCATGTGCAGCATGGCCTACAAGAGTTGTACATACAGGACTTCCACTCTCTCTTGAAAATAACACAGGAAGATGGCTCTTCTGTGTCATCAAGCAATGGTCATTCAAAGAAGCCATCTGCCAGTGGTTGTCTGTGATGGTCATTGTTGGTGTGATGTCTGTGAGGGTAGCACCAATGCCGCCCCTCCAAAGCTTATTGTTACCAGCACTCAGATAGTCAAATGTACCATCAGCATTCAAGTATTCAAAGATGCTATAGAGAGGAGCACTACCAAGACCACCAGTTGCTGTTGTCTTCTGTACCCAACCCTTACGTGCTCCTAAGCGTCCATACTTATCAATGACACAATTAGAAGCTACAAGTGCAAACCCATCAGACAACACTGCTCCACTCTCTTGGGTATTAAGCCCATAGAAACCCGGAGCAGCTACAGCAGCACTAGAGAGTTGTTTCATACTGGATACCAGATAGTTTCATCAGGGCGGCGAGCAGCATCAAGAGCAATCTCATCAGCCAAGCTAGAACGACCAGCAGCGTAGGCATTCATGCTGGCATTACCACCATCCTCACCACGCTCTTCAATGGCTTTAGCCGTGGCTAAGAGTATAATAGGGCGTGTAGGAACATATAAGACAGTACCATCGCTTGTCATGTCTTGGTTACGTAGAACCACATTGAAGCGAATGGTGTATACAGCATCAGGTATTGGATAGATGTCAACCTGTGTGTCACCATCGTTAGCTACACCATTGAAGTTGTAATACTCAGGAGAGCCAGTGACTAGTCCTTGAGTTAAGAAAGCATTATCAAACCAAGTGCCGGGACGATACTCCATAAACTGATCGTCTGTATCGTTGATAACATCAAGGATTGTAAAGTTGTTCTGACTACCATTCAGCTCATAGTTAAAGATGTTGGCTGTTGTAGTTAATGTCAGGGTTGTTCTAAGGGCAGACCAGCCCCAAGCAGTCTCCACCTCATTCCGAGCATCATTTACAAAGTCACCAATAAGCTTACTATAAGAACTTTCGGAAACAGAAGCAACCTCTCGTTCCCTGAGTCTTCGTAGTACACTATTGACAGCTTCTAAATATGTCATACTATTTCCTTATATGTTTATATTATAACATGGTTTGTTATATTTGTCAAGCTACCATTTAACCTTATCAGCCCAATAAGCAGCACTCATCTTACCTTTGGCTATGTTGCTAGAATGTCGGGCTTTAAAGCTCTCTCTTCGGTTCTTGTAGCTCTCAGACTCGTTGTCCTTCTTGGGACTACCAGACACGCCTTGTTGTCCAAAGCGTATGGTCTTAACCTGATCACCCTCTTTAGCCACAACTACGTGGCTTTTGGTTGGGTGACTAGGGGTTGCCTTGGGCTTGTTAAAGCCACTAACGCCAGCCTTGGCTAGTCTCCCATCCTTCATTTCTTTTTAGCCTTGTTAGTGGCTGTTCTCTGGCCTTTCATGGGCATCTTTGCTTGGCTCATAGCAATGGCTACAGCTTGCTTAGGGGAAGTGACAACCTTGCCACCCTTGCCACTATGTAAAGAGCCCATTTTGTACTCTCCCATAACCTTGCCAATCTTGGCTGTTTGTTTCTTAGTCTGTTTCATATAGTTCCTTAAATGTTACGTTCAAAGTGTGGACAATCTACGAGAGACTTGAAGTTACCTCCCCATCTATTCTTGCTATTGAGACTTTCCCAATAAGCTCCTATTGGTGCAAGGATTTCTTTATCCCATATAATCTTATTACCTTGGAAGAAGTTCAAGTCCATTGCACATCTTTTTAAGTGAATGGAATTCATTGTCTTGCTACGGCCTGTCTTGAAGTAGATGGCTTGTTGTTCTGGGGTACGTGCAAGCTCCCCGCCTGTAACCTTGAAGCCCTGCTCTGTAGCATATTGAATGAGCTTACACATGTCTAACAGGAAGGCTGCTTGTTCATCTGATAGGTTCATTTCTTCCTCATTTCTGCAAGTTTCTCTACTGTCCTACCACCAAAGTAGGCTCCCATAATGAGCATTCCCCAGTTACCCAGTAATGTTACATACGACTCATTCGCATTATACCCATAGGCAGACATCATAGCAAACAGGAAGTAGCCAAGGAAGATGGCTATAAGAGACATAGGACGGATGTTCTTGGACAACCAAGAGTCAGAGGACATGTCTGCATTCCAGCGATCTGACACGTTGTCTTCTTCGTTCTGTGCTGCCTTAGCAAACAACTCAAGCTCAGCCAGTTCTATCTTAGCCTTCTCAATGCCAAGTTCTAAGAGGCGTTCTTCATGTGTAAA